GACTGCCAAGGTCTTTGTTCGATGTGGTGAGGGAAGAAACATCTAAATTACTCAAGACTCCCGTTACTACATTCAATAGGCCAATAACATTTTCAATATTGCTGGTCAAAAAGAGATAATTTGAACCATCCCTAACAATCATCCCGTCCCTGAATGTCGCACCGTTGGAGGAATACTTTCTGGTTTGGTTAGACTCGTCAAAGCGGCGTGGGATTTTAAGCTGATCAGTACCTCCCTGTATGTCTATGGCGGCAGCATGCGCCCATGTGGCCCCGCCATCATGCGAAATCGTTCGAACTATCGTTGATGGATTAGTGTAGCCCACACGATAAATAACAATATCGTCATCCACCACCATGATGTTTGGCACACTGGTATTTGTCGATGCTCCAAAGCCAACAACATCATCAACCTCAATCTCCGTAATACCACTTTGACAAAGACTGGTGTGCCGAGGTGCTACTAAGTCTGGAAAAGTTGCTGTGTTATACAAAGTATCTTGGATAATAAAATCCGTATCAAGGTCAAGCTGGGTAGAAATAACCTCTTGAATACCTCCGATTGGTACGGCACCACCACCGAATATTTCAGATTGTTTGGTCATGCCATGCCCCCGCGATCAAGCCACCCTTTGGCGACGGTTAAATATTCGAGCACCCCGGAGGCACCTTGTAAGTCCATTTCATAATCCTCTGACGAGCTTTCTATGTTTTCTGCCGCTGTCCAGACTGCGTTTTCAGCAGAAAAACTCCTACCGAAATCAATATAACCTACCCGCGCCTGTATTGCAGGCGACGGTGGCAGGGCGATATCAAAACTGCCGCCGCTGGTATCGAGCATGTAGTATGCGCCCGCGATAGCCGCGAACGCTCCTGTTTTTATTTCCGTGTCCAGAATCAGCACGTCGGCGGGGTCGCTGGGCGGCACCAGAGTCCATGCGCCGCCCTGTGACATCACCAGCCTGTTTAAACTTGAGTCCCGCGCCAGCGAGCCGGACAATATCGCCGTCGGGTCGGGCAGGTTCGCCGTTGTATGGCTGGGTACAGTAACAGGCTTTGCAGATATCAGTGACAGCGTTGAGTCAATGCTATCGACGTTCAGCGTGCCTAGTATTGTCGCGGCGTCCATCGTGACACCCCCGACAAACGAAGACGGGCCTACGGTCACATCCAACGAACCGGCTGACAACGCACCATCAAACGATGGCGTTACAGGTGCCTCAAATACAAGCCCGTTGAATATCAGGAAGGGCTTTTGCTGCCCCTCGTCCTGCGCCGTGGCGTCTATCCAGCGCGTCGTATCAATACCCGTGATCGTCTGCCGCATGTCCTTCGTGCCAGACAGGTATAGGCCCGTGCTGGGCTCGCTGGTGAATGTGATACCGGGGGCAAGTACCGAGCCGTTAGTGTTCTGGAACGGCGCAAGCATGCCGCCGCGACCTTGACGATCGAGCGAGTTGGTTATTTCTACGGCAACGTCTGCCATCGTGGGGTTGGCCCACGAATCCAGAATCACCGTCCCTGCTATAACAGGGTTGCCAGCAGGCAGTGTGTAATTTCCCGACGGGTCTCTAGGCATGTTTAAACCTCCTACTCATTGTACAACGTATCCTCGCCGCCAAGCTGGACAATGGCAGCAGGACGGGCAAACGTTGGGGTCAACGACGCTGCCGCCGTCGTCTGTATAAATCTTAGCAGATACTGAGCTATGCTATTGCCATCTTTGGGGCCTTTATAGTTGGCTAATGCTTCACGGAACCGTGCTGGATTGTCGATCATTTCCTGCAAGCCCTTTATGATTATCGGATCAGGGTGCTTGGTTAAATGAACTTTCACGTTACGCCTGATAGCCCCCGCCATGATCAACGACGACCCCGGCAGTATGCTCATCAGCGATGCCGCCGTGGCTGATGCAAGCAAATTAAGAGCCTCCTTGTTTGCCTTGCCCTCTTTCGCTACCGCTGCGGCTTGACGCAACGATGTTGAACGGGTCTTGCTCAGCGCGGCCTCGACCACGGCTATTTCGTCAGGGCTCAGCAAGCCACGCTTCTGAAGCAGGGGCTTGATGCGTTCAAACTCCTGTACCGCTTTAGGATCAACACGCCCAGCAGCACGGGGGACGTTGCGTATAAACTTGTCGCCTATCTGTGCTTTCAGGCTGTCGATGCCCTCTTTGGTACGGCCTACGGCTCTTATCAACTCGTCCATTTCACGCTGGGGATTCTTGTTCCTCAAGATCGTATCAAGAGTCGCGCCCGGGTCCGCTGCGTACCGCGCCAACATGGACTGGCTTAACTGCGAGCGGGCCTTGCTGCGAGCGGCAGTGAGCCCCGCCTGCATTGTGGTGCTCTGCTTGCCGACCTCGACTGCCGCCTCTTCTGTTATGTCTGCGGCAAAGCGTGCGTCCTGTGCGTCGAGCAACTCTTTTTTCACGTCGGGAAATTCGTTCAACAGTTCGTCATGCCGACGTATAAACGTGTTCAGTTCAGCGGGGGATTTTATGTCCCTGTTGGCCAGCGCTCGTATCGTGTCCTTGGCCTGCTTGATGATCGCGGGGGAGGCAGACTGCTTGATGTACTGCGCCGTTAATGCGCCCCCTTCCAAGTCCTTGGCCAGCTTCGACGCTAGGAGCTTACCGTCTTCGACAGTTCGGCGCGCTTTCCCCAGCGATCCCGGCGATACCCGCTGCTGTAACTTTCGCTCAGCATTACGAGCGGCTGTATACGATGCACCGGCTGGCGACTGTTCTAAAAAGCGCTCAAGGTTGCGGGTGATCGTTGCCATTTCTTTCTGGTACGGCTTGGCTTCTGCTACGTCGCGCAGCTTGCGCTTGACCGAACTGATGACAGAGTGAATCTGTGCCGGGGGCGTGTCTGGACCCCAGCCGCGTATGATCTCCAGTTCGTCTGCAAATTCGCGCTTAATGCCCTTGACAGGCAGCGGGTCCATAGCATCCAGTGTCCTGTCAAGGAACATGCCCATGTCAGGGGTGGCTATGGGTGGCTGGGCGTCAAAATCGTCCCACAAGGGCTGTACGTCCTTGTCCCGCAGCCGTTTGTCCACAAGATCGTAAGTATCAGCCAGTTTTTCGCTCTGTTGCGACACAGGCACGTCTAATTTCGCCGCGTCAAGCAAGTTTTCAGCCTGCTTGCTGGCCTGTTGGGCTGCATCAGTTGCCACTTCTACGGAGCGGGCCAGTCCGGGCTTGTCTGTCGCGGCGTTTATACGTTGTTGCGCCTGCTGCGTGCGAGCCTTTGCCAACTGTGGCGCGGCAGTAACATCGCCTTCACCAAAACCAACACGGGCCTCGTCCAGCATCTGTGCGTCACGGGCCTCGCCTGCTGCCGTGCGGGCGCGAGCCCCCCGGCTACCTTTTTCTACCAAAGACTCCACGTTGAACAGGTCAGCATCGTCTGCCAGTTCTGCCAGCGTGCCTGCTTCACCACGATCTAGGGCTTGAACCACATTGTCTGCCGCCTTCGCGGGATCGTCAGACACCTCCATTATTGACTGAATAAAGTGTACCGCTTCTTGATCCGTCAGCTTCTCGCCTGTCTTTGGATTTACGCGATTAAGCACTTTCGTCAATATGGCCTTAGCGCCTGCAGTAAGTTTTCGCTGTCCCAAAGAGCCCGTCAAAGCACCTATGACCTCACCAATTTCCCCCGCCGTCCCGGGCTTACCCTGTAATGCCTGACCTAGCGCTTCGCCGCCTGCCGCGCCTGTGGCAGTAAAAGCAATCTCTTTGAGTATCTGCTTGCCTGCGCCGCCTGCGCCGCCCGTCAGGGTTGGCAGTATGTACTCTGCGGCTGTCTTGCCTGCGTCCAACAGGGCGTTGTCACCGCGTCTGATCTTTTCTTCGGTTAAAAACTTGCCTGCCGATGTGTCGTATATTTCTTCTTCCCGCCATTTGTCCCACTTACCCGGGGCGCTGAAAGGATTCAATTCATCAAGGATCGTCGTGTCTTCAGTGAAAGGTGCGGCAATGATATCGCCTATGTCGGCAGCGAACTCAACAGCGTACTTGCCGCCCCGACCAACAGAGCGCGCAAGCTCGGCGGCTACGTCGCCCTTGGTGGCGTCTTCGTATGACATACGCTGCGAACCTTGCTCCTGTGTAAAGCGCGCCTGTAGTTCCTCGTCAGAAAGGGTAGACACGTCCTGCTTAGAGCGGGAAAGCCCCTGTTGCTCAGAGCGGTAAAGCTCCAGCAGTTCGTCGTCTGTCATGTCACGAAGAGCAGTAGCCATTATATAAGCCCCCGCCTACGCAGTTCTTTTTCAGCGTCACTCATACCGGACGTACCACTGTCACTGCTAAGGTGCTTCGCTCTTGCATCAGCAAGCATTGTTTTCAGTTCATCTTCCAGCGCGTCAATCTCAACCTTTGAACGGATACCGGCAATACGCGCCTTGCTTATGACTTGCGGTATCACCCGGCGTTCAAAATGCGTTATCCAGTCCAGTGGGTTGCTGCCCCTGCCGGGGGACGTGTCCATCGCCGTCTGAAGTTCCTTATCTGACTTGGACCCCGTGAAATACTCCAGCATAGGCACCATGTTTTCAAACGTCAGGCGGTCCATCGTTCCTTGCAGTTCAGCTATCTCCTGCATACGGGGATCGTCCTCGCCATATAGGCCGAACTCAGCCCGCCAGCGGGACGGGTCTAACTTGCCCATTGAGTCTTTCAGGTTTTGCGTATCAGCACCAAACAGATTTTTCATGTCGTCGATAAAGGGCCTTATACCCGCATCTGACTGGCGTTTAAGGTCATCACGTTTCGCTTGTTTCAAGCGGGTCGCACCGCTACCTGTTGACGGCGCTTGGTATGGCACCAGACCGTCTTCGTCAGGATAGACGCGACGCCTGCCGCCAGACGTCATTTTCCACATTCGCCCCTGTCGATCTTCTTTAAAGGAGCGCACCCGATTAGGGTTTGTCCCGTCCCAATAAAGTTTAGTCTCTGCTGCCGTTTCGCTCCAATCACGCTGCTCTTTAGCAGTGGCTTTGCTATGAAGCTGTTGGTCTTCCTGTAAGTTTATCCGCGCTTCTTCACCCAGCGCCAAGCCCCGCGCCTTATCCAAACCTGTTCGCTTGCTTTCAAACCGGCTCAATTCTCGCGCCTTTGACAGTCTGTTACGCGCTGTGTCAGTGAAACCCGCCTGCTTTTTCTTGCCGCCTATCTTGTTTATGAGCGCAGCTACCGGCGTACCCAACAAGCCAGTGCCTCTCCATTTCTCTTTGTCGTAACGCTTTGAGCCCAAGCGGAGCGCTTCGGCTTCGTCATAGGCGTCCTGTGCAGATAATTCAGCCGCTCCCGGTTGGGCGGGCGTATACTGTTGTATGCGCCCTGCTAATGCCGCAGCTTGCGGGGGCTGCGCTGGCTGTGCTGGCTGCACTGGCTGCGCTGGCGGCATCATGCCCTGCGCTCGCCATAGTCTGTTTAGCTCTTCTTCTTCTCGTTCCGTCAAAGCCATAGTCTAAGCTCCTATCTCCGTCAGCAAGCCGTCGTAGTCAATAGCCAGATAGCCGTCAATTTCTCCAACATATTGGGGGAACAGTGCTTGAACCTGCTGAGCAATAAAGCCACAGCTTTTACCCGTCAGGCCAAGCAGACCATTCCATGTCCACGAAACAAAGTCCAACCCAGCGATAACGTTTAAACGTTTGATGTTAGTTTTCAGCCTGATATCCGATGGCATCGCGGTGCCTGCTGCTGATAGAGCGTCACCGTACAGACCCATCTGAGTACCGTATATCGACGCATCGTAGTTACCCTGCGCTGTCGCCGCACCCAAATAGTTAACTGCGTCAGCTTTCTCAGCACCCATGAACGACGGCATTTGTGGCGTGCCGCTTACTTGCTGGCCGCTTAACAAAGCATTCATTTCGTTGATCGAGATACCCCGGCGCTGCGCCTCTTCAGCTATCTTCTGCTGGCGTAGCTGGTTCTGGTAATTGGCAGCCTGAAGTTCTTGGTCGAATGACTGCCCGCCGGTCGCCAAACCCTCACTCACTTGTTGTTTACGTTGTGCGTCCGCGTACTCAGCGGCTGTCTGGCCACGATCAAACTCACCTTGCGCGGCAGCGGACTGAGCTTCGGTAATGTCTTGGTACTCGCCATACTGACCTTCACGAAGCTGTGTAGCAGCATCTGATACCGCGCCTTGCTCACCCAAACGTGCAGCGCGCTGCGCTTCAGCGGTATCAGCGCCTGCCTGATCCATGCCGAACTGTTGCGCCCGTTCGCCTGCCCGGGCTGCGCGAAGCTGTTCTGCCTGACTGCTGCTGGCAAGCGCCATTTGCTGCCTTTGGGCCGATTCCTGCGCTCTTGAGGCTCGTTGAGACTCTGCGAACTGAGACACTGACTGCTGCTGGCCAAAGCCCTGCTGCTGCGCCAGATTAGCAAAATCCCCCGACAAGCCTGTTTCGGTTACACCCTGCTGACGTTGCTGTAGCTCGCGGGCAAACTGTGCCTGCTGCTCCGCTGTACCACGACCCAAAGCGTCGGCTGATATACGGCCTATACGCTCGCCTTGCTGGTCACGCAGGTCTTTCATAGCGTTATCGTATGCAGGCGTGCCGGGGGATAAACCTTGATTCCGCAGCGACGTATCAAGCTGTGTCATGGAGCGCTCCATGCGCGGCCCTTCTAACGACATTGCTCTGTCGAACTGGGTGTTGCCAAAGCGGTCTTGGTAGCCGCCACCTGCTTGTACGTCGTTTAAACCTGTGAAGTCGAGCTGGCCCTGTATGCCTTCTGATCTGAGCGCTCTGCCTGTCGCGCCAATGTCGCCTATGTCGCCGCTGACTTGTGCGCCTGCAGGGCCTAGATCGCCCATAGTTGTATCAAGTGGCCCACCTGTGGGCGACAGCGCGCCGATATCGGGGCCTGCCCCAAATTCGCCTAACTCGTCGTACCGTTTTGCACCTTCTGGCAGCGGGGGCGGCGCGGCATTGGGATCAGCACCCACGCCAAAGTCACGTAAATTCCCGCCATAGGTAGGCACGCCGGGGGTAGCTCCTGTCTCGGGCAGCCCCTCCCAATCGAGCGGTTTAGCAAGTTGCTCTTTCGTAGTACCAATCAGCCCTTCAGCCAAGGTAGAACGGTCACGGGCGATGCGCTCCTGAGTTCTGAATATCTCCATTTGCTCAGGCGAGAGATTGAGGTCTTGCGCCCACTTGGTAACGGCCTTGCCCGTCGCAGGGTCTATGCCTCTCGAAGCAGCCCATGTACTCGACCCCACCGGGGTATTTTGAGTTGGCCTGTTGGCATACGTTTGCTGCAGGTTTACATTTTCCGCCGACTCACCCTGTGCCACTGCGGCACCCGTATAATCTGGCGGCCTCGGCGCGCTCTTGCTACCCATTTACGACCCCCTTGAACTGTTTAATCCATTTGCAATCTTCTTTTCGGAGCATTGTTACCACAAAATCAACGCCTACCGCGTACCCGTCAGGGATGCGGAAAATCTCTGTAAAACCGATGTGCTTGTTTAACTTGAGCGCTTTCGCATTGTCCGCTGGCGTTGTGCCAAGGATAATGCCACACCCGCAGGTATTAAACACATAGTCAAATAGCTCTTCCTGAAACCCGTGCTTGAGTACAAACGGGTTGCCTATAAAAATGTGCAGCATGCAGGAGTTTCCTGTCCACGAGTCCAGCACAGCCGCAGCCAATAGCTTGCCCTTGTCGCTGAAGGCAACAAGCCCCCGGGTGTCTGCACACTGGCGGGGGCGAGCCTCGTCGGGTATAAGCGACCAGTCGTCAGGTTTCAGGGCTCTGATATCAATCACACCATACCCCCCGTATCAAAAATACAGTCAAACGATACCAGCGTTACAGCCTTGGACGAACTGCCTTTCAGCGCTATCGCCACATGGCGGCCCATACCAGTAACACCGCGCAGTTCATGCGATACAGACTCTGATCCAGTCCAGAGTGCGTTGTTCCATGAGTCAACGTTCCATAGCCCTGATTCAAGCTCTCCAGTGCCTACGGCATTGCCCAATATTTCGTTTATGCGAAAATCATACGACGCCTGAACCAAATAAGAAGGAGCCTCAAAGCCAAAGAAATTAGCCCGCGCAAAGTGCATACGTTTAAACGTTGGACCCACGCCCAAGTCACTGTAAGCCGTTAACAACGACCACTGTATGTCGCGGGCAGGGCCGTCAGTTTCAGGATCAATAAGCACGTTATCGACATGACCCCGCTGAATGTATATCTTATTGGTGTCTATGTCGGTCCAATAAACCTCGCCCCGCCAGTTAGCCGTATGGGCCTTGTTCAAGCCCCTGAAAATAGACCACGATCGGTGGCCAAAATAAAGTACAAAAGCTATCTGTTCTTGTGAGGCGCGAGGGGGTGTGTTTACAAACAGCAATGACTGCTTGGGGTGAATATGTACGTGCCAGCCAAAATCTTTCAATACAGTGTCAGTAATACCTCGAATATAAGGCGACACCTTGGCTGTCATGTACGTTTCCGGTGATGATACAGCCGAGCCATTCAAAAGTTCGGAAAGAGAGATCAAGCCCTGTACAGAAAGTATGTACAACTCACCTGAAAACTCTGACGCGATACGATTGCCTGCAGGCACCTCGCCTATGTACCACGACCCCACTAGGCCGAAATCAGACTTTGACGTCGGGTCAAGCCCCTGATAAACAATAATATCACCTGCATCAGACAAGCCAACCAGATAGTCGTCCATGCCCCTGCCACCGTCCAGCGTCCAGTTATGCAAGGACACCAGCGCGCCACCGAAACGAAACTGATCGCCCCAGTTGAACAGGCTGACCGTGCCTATAAATTCGTCTGACTTATCTAAAAAATGCGCTATGCCGGTATCTTTTTCAACGAACCAGACACGGGTTTTCCAGATCATCACAAAGTTAAACTGCGTGGCATCAGCGCCTATTATTTCTGTAGTAATTTTGTCCCACGTATCCGTTGACTGGGTCCAAACGTAGTAGCCGTTCTGCCCGTCGCAAACCAGTAAGAACCTATCACCTGCATCGTTGCCGTAGTTAACAAACGAGCATATACCCGCATTGCCTGTCTGATTTGGAAAGGTCACAACCTGCAGCGGCACTATTGTTCCTTGTACCGTTACGTCAAATATACCGTCAAAGCTGGCAACAAATAATCGGTCATCAGTATCAATGTTACCTTCAAAGGGCATAGCTGTTCTAGCCGCGCCCCCGGGCCAACCGTTAGCCCATTCCAAGAAACCGTCACGTACCTCCATGCCGAAGTCTTCAGCGATCAGGTTGTACGTGAATATGCACTCTTCGGGGTCCATGCCCGCCATTGGCGCAATGGCGTTTATGCCCTTGATAGGGGCGGGGAAAATGAACGGTTGGGCAGACTGTTGCGCGCCCCTACGTGCCTGCGCGTTAGGCATTAGGGGAGCCCGTAACCCGTATCTGGGAGATTTCTATAAACATCGAGATACGGATACCAGAATCTCCAGCGTGCTGCGTTGAGGATACCAGCCGAGTTGTCATTTGCGCGCCAGTTGTTCAACGCATTTTCATAGTCGTCGGTTTCTTTCTGGTTGGCAAAACCCTTCGCCTGTTTAAACTTCATCAGCAACATGCGCGTGATTAGGTGTGGCGGAAACAGGATAATATCTGCGCTTTTCTCTACCGTGTCAGAATATAACACGGGGTCAGTGGCCGCCTCTTGTATCAAGTTGCGCGACACGTACTCAAAATTGATATCGAGCCCCGAGGGCATCGGGGAGTTGGGGAAAATTAGTAGCTGGTCTACAGAAAACCGAAACGACGCATATATGGTACTTCCAACCAAATCGCGCCCCAGTAAATACGTCCAGTCCTGCGGTGACAGCGGGCCGATCAAAGGCACGTTCGACGATCTTTCCCAGCCTGTTTGGGGGATCATGTAGCCGAAGTCAGCCGGTAAGGGTATTACCCCCTCCTGATCCTCCGTCGTTATAAACTGAAACTCCCGGTGCAGTATCTGCCAATCGAAGTTCTCCATTAACTCCTGTACGCAGGCAGTCAACAGAAACGTCATCTGTTTAAACGAGTCATCGTCCGTGGCAAAAACATCAGTCACGGGAGTTATACCAAATTCAGCCGCTACCCGATTGATTACCGTGTTTACTGTTATATGTCTGCTTATAGACATGACACACCTTATCTACGTCGTTTACCGGGTTTCTCCACCGTGTCATCGGTGTTTACCGGAACTCGCTGTATATTCGCCAGTTCCTGTTTCATTTCGTCAAGCTGCATCTGCATCGTGGCAATCACGTTATCACGGGTCTCCAGTTCAGATTGCATCTGAACCATCACAGCACCTTCCTCAGCCTCAGACAGATATCGCTTTGCCTGATCACGCAACGCCGCAATACCCGAAAAGTTCTGCGCGGCGCTGTCACTCATGCCCGCCAGTTGTTCTACTGTACGCACGTTAAAAAACGCAAGTTCCTTAACCCGCGATACAGACATAAGCGGCCATTCGGCCAAGGGCGTACCTACCATCGCATTTTCGCCCGCCTGTTTAAACAGGTTGTATTCAAGGCTAAACCGAACGTTATCCGACAAAGGCTGATTGCCTAAACGAATGGGGCGTTCAACAACTGAACTCTTGTCACCCGGAACCATGATGCGAACATACTCCGTATCATTGTAGATGGGCCGACCCTTTTCCAGCGTAGCCTTTTTGTCTTCTAAGGGCCTGATGAAAAATTGTACAAACAGCCCGTGCGTAGGTTGCTGCAGCACACCTGCTGGCGGCGATGGGGGTGTTGAGCCCAAAGCCATGTCAGTAAAAATTCCTTCTTCGTCGTATTGCGGTGACGCCATTCTTTACTCCTTAAACGTTAGTATCAGTGGCCCAAATGACCTCACCAATTTCAACAGTGCGATTGGTTCGGTTGATCGGATCAGCATTTGCAATGCCTATGCCTACACCGGGAGCCGCTTGGGCAAGTACTTCCTGCATAAACATATCGTCATTGAAATCAGGCACGCCATGCTGGTCAACAATGCCGTTGATCGGGTTTACCGACTCGTCACCAACACCGAGACCATCACCACCAATGTGCTGACTGTTCTGTGGCGTTCTGGCCGCACCATCCTGATCGAGCAAAGTCCACTTCTCAGGACTTAGATCGTCAGCAGTTTCCGCGAGCACAAAGCCCGTACCGATGCCGATACCGGGAGCGTTAGCGCCCGCACGATTACAGCCAAGGTACGTGTTATAGGAACCGTCGCCATTAATGTCGTCAAACGGCGTACCGGCATACTCGCCGTTGCGTTCCGTAACGCTTGCCGCGTTGTTTTGAAAGGTCGGAATATTTAATCCAACTGCTTCACCTGCCATATCATTCTCCTGAACTTCGTGTGTTAAATCTTTCCAAGTATTAAATTTCCCGCCGCTGTATATCCGTTAGCAGCAAGTGCAGCTACAGACACCCCGCCAAAACTTAAACAAAGCCTACCGGCTGCGTCAAGGGGCATAGCGCCGTTATTAAATCTAACAGGGGCTTCCGTAGATGTGGCAAGTCGCCCTTGCGCTGTGAATGGCAGCCCTTGATGATGAAAGGAAACGGGCTGTTCTTCATCAAAAGCTAGAGTATCATCGAAATTCATAGGGATGCCGTTCCAGAAAAAATCTGGTATCTCGGAAGAGCTAACCGATAGTATCTCTGTCTTCCCCTGCAATAATTGACTCATAGCGCTCTTTAAAAAAAGGGGCCGACCGACGTAGACGGCCCCAACCTAATTAAGCCGTTATTACACGACCTTGGAACTGACTGCCTGAAGACGTTAAGTTACCAGCCCACGCAATGATTTGCACCTCTGCGTCTTGGTTAGTTGCATAGCGTCTGTTAGGCGACAAAGGAACCATGTTGCGGTTCGCGTGTGGCCTGTAGTGCAGATAATCAGAGTTCAGGAAGTATATCGTGCCGAGAGTGGCGTTGCCGCCAATGCCGCCGTCCAGATATACGTCCGTACCCATGAACTTCAAAGTGGGGAAGCCAAGATTACCGACCTCTGCCTGATGGAACCGTTGCTGCGCTTGTAAGCTCGCAACGTACAACTCCCACATGGTGTTATCCATGATGATGCAGTCAGAGTGATCTTTACCCCGCACCAAAGAAGCCCACATGCTGTTCATAACCTGCTGGATATTCGCAGCCGTAATGACAGTGCTCGTATCTATCTGGGATCGCCAGAACTCGAACGTCGCACGGTCAATGCCGCCATATGTACCCGTTGTCGGGTCCACTGGCACTGCTGCATCCAAACCTGTGATCTCTTTACCTCCAGAGCCTGTGCCATCAGAGTACAGCGCAAGGGAGATTAAGTTCGACAGGGTATTTTCCGCTACCGTCATCCGACCTTCAAGCAGATCAATCATCTGCTCTTTGCCAGAGTTCTGGAGCATTTCCAGTCCCGATATGATCACCGGAACAGCAGCCTGCTTGATATCGTACTCTGCCGCCGAAATAACATCACTGACGCCTACAGGCAACAGGTCGTAACCTGAATACCAGCCAGCGTTAGAGTTTTCAGCGAAGGACAATTCTTGCAGGATTTTCGTGCCGCCTGAAAAAGTTTTGATGTGCTTTTTCATCGACATGACTTTCAAAATGACGTTGTTGTCCGTCACGTTATCAGCGATGCTTCTGGTGCGACTCTCAATCGTGGTCGCAAGGATATCGCTGATATTTGGGAATGCCATAGGGCTTCCTCCTTATCAGAATAAAGTAATGTCCTGCACCATGAGAGAGAAGATAGTTCGGCTTTTACCCGTGGACGTTTCTCAACTCAGCTACCCTATTTTGCCTCGTCCATATGTCGTGGGCGTCTACCAGAGCGACCAGTAGCTTAGCTCGAACCATATGCCGTGGGGCTATGTCGAATAACTTTGTGACTGTGGCCAGTCTACATAACGTTTAAACCTCGCGCAACTATTGATCGTCCCACGCGTCCTTAATCTGGTCACGGAGTGACATTTTGGTCACGTCAGGAGCCCCCGCCACACTACCGGACTGGGGCAAAGACGTACCTGCACGGCGCGCTTTTTCCAGCACAGTGCCGCTGCTCTCCGTGTTTTTACGGTTTGCGATGATTGTCTGGATATCGGGACGGGTCGCCAACGCTCGATCGTAGGCTACCTGCAAGGTGATCTTGCGACCCTTGGATTCAGCCACGTCCATGAAATCAGCCATGTCTAGTCTCAAATCGCGGGCAAATTCGTTTTTTGTAATGAAATCACCGACCTCGGTGTTGATCGTACTGACCCGTTCGTTGTGAACAGTCTCCTGCTGTTGATTAAACCGCTGCTCCTGCTGATCTAACCGCGCACGCATGTCAGCCATACCGGCAGGCTCATCAGCGCTCAGGGGGTTCCCTACGAGCAGGTCATCGACGGAAGCGACGTCTATATCAAAATCCTTGAATAATTGGGCCATAATTTCCGCTTTTTGGACTTTATTGCCAAACTGGAGCCCGTTGGCCAACTGTAAGACCTCCTGCACACCCTGCACCGAAGTATTGCCCCGGACGCTGAACAGGTTCTGGTACGGCTGGGTCATGCCGTTGAACTGCTCCGCTATCTGACGCGCCTGAGCCGATTCATTAAGTACGGTTTGAGCTTCTTTCTCTCTTTTCGAGATTTCTTTTTGAACATCAGGAGGGACTTTATCCCATACCTCTCGCGCAGCAGGGCTCCACGAAACAGGTGCTCCTGATGTTTCTGCAGGTTCCTTTTTCGGCTCAGCGGAAACTTCCAAGGTTGCCGCATCACTCTCAGATACAGTTGATACATCGCTGGGTCCACCAGTATCAGATTCGGCTGGTTTGACGTCGGGCTCTGGTGCATTAGATTCGTTTCCTTTTTCTTCAACTGCATCGAACGCCGCTTCCAGAGCGTCACGGGTAGTGACCTCTTCAGTTGCGCTATCGTCGTCCCTTGCTTCGCTCATTTTTACTCCCTACAGTTTATCGCCGTCGTAGCGTACATGACGATGGAAGCCACTTGACTCGGCCCGCTCCATCGCGTCTTTGATTGCCAGTTTTCGTTCGTGTTTGGTTTCCCGCTGGACTGGGTCACGCTTAGACAGCAGGCTGTCTCTGTCGGTGGACAAGCCCGTTGATAGTTCGTGCTCTCTCATTTGCTTGCGGGTAGCAATACGCTCACCAGTAACAGGACTAACCACAGACTCAAAGCTGCCGTTAATAAAATGCACGTGACTTCTATTCTGTTCAACGATTTCCACCAGTTCGCCAGTTTCTGCATCTTGTCTGTACCTAGTCATCTTTTGGGCCTACTTTTGCACTGCACTTATTTTCACTTGCGTCGAATATCATTTCTTTCACCACCATAACGCCGTTAGACGTTATGACGGTACATGACGAAACCCGTCCGCTTAGGACGGACCACATGCCGCCCGCTTCTGAATACACGATACGGGTGCTGCTGACGTCGTCTGAAAACTCACGGGTAAACGATTCGCACCCAACGAGTAACAGGAGGGGTATTAGTTTAAACAATACCATTGCCCAAGCTCCTTATGATCCCCGCCATTTCTTCGCACCGCTCCGGTGTCTGCTGATGCCATTGTGAGTCGATCATTTCATCAGCGGCGGTCGGGTAGTCCTTGGTTTTAAGCGCGGCCCACATTTTGCGAAAGTTTAAACATCCTTGCAGTCCAAGCTGGTACGACATTTCTATCAAAATGTTCAGCACTTCAGGCTGGTTAAGGGCGTTGAAAAAATCGGGCTCGACGTTCATAAGCCGCATTTCAAAATTCTCCAGCCGATTTGCAACGATGCGCTTGCTTTCCTCTTCAGTCAGGAACGTCAAGCCGTGACCGATCGTGGCCACCCCTTCGCTGTCTAGGAAGGGCTTATCTTTAAAGCCTTCATGTCGTATTACTCTTTCCAGTAAATCAGTGTTCACTTACGCTCCAATTACTATTCATCATTTCTCTAGCTGTCGCCTCGTAACCGCATTTAGAGCAGGCAGCCATATCAGTATTTAAGCTCATCATCCTGTACGGAAAATGGTGCTCGCAGTCCCCGGTTGAGGGCAAGTCTATGCCGTGTACCTTCGACTTGTGAAACAACAGCGCACCTTCGTCGCGCCAAAATTGGCCACACCAGAAACATGCGTATTTAATCACCTATCGCGTTCCTGCAAAATTTCCAACTGGCGTAATTTTTTCTCGATGACGTTGTTTAAACGCAATATTTCCCGCTTCTGATGCGGGAACAATTTCGCTTCGGGCAAGATTAACAGGCTCTCAAGTTTGTCCTGCGCCCGCTCAATTTCCGACTCAGTGTGATAATTTCGGGTGTATAAACCCTGCTCCAAGAGGCCAGAGGCGCTTGCATAGCGGGTTTCAACCCAAAATAAGACCCCTGTGATGGCAGATAGGATCACAATCACCGCTACAACCATCTGCAACTTGGTATGCAACGCAATTTTCTGTACTTCGGCCATATGCCCTTCAAACTCGTCCACACTTACCCTCCGTGGCAGTGTTTTCGTTAAGGTCTCAGCACCATACTCAAAAATGATGGCCCGACCACCGTAAATTTTGTTAAATCGTCTGCTGGTGCAAGCGTCCAGTAAATCATGTTATTGCCGGGGACGTCGATGACGACATAGTCTATCAAGGTGCCGCGTGGCAGCGTCACGTCAACATGGTCGTTAACCTGAATCAATCGTCGTGCTCCCGCTCAGTGTTTCTGGTTCTGTTGTCGTCCACTTCCATCGTTAAATCGGCTTTCGCTTCCTCGCGCTTGATGGACTCAACAGTTTCGTTCTGCTCTTCCTGAATATTGAACGATGCCTGCGCGGCTTCTTTTTGCAGGTCAGCGTCGAGCTTGGCCTTAATCTCCATGCTGTTTAAACGCGCTTCCATCTGAGCAAACTTTTGATCGTACTGCCACTTTTCGCGCTCAAAGTCCTGATCAACTTTTTGCTTCTGCTGCTCAGCTTGTATTTTACGCTGCTCAGCTTCCGCTTTAATCTGTTCAGGCGAAGGCTCTTTATTTTCCTCACCGCCCTTACTCTTTGCCTGTTGCATCTGTTGTATTGCCTGATCCAGAATGCCTTCGACTTCATTTGAACCCTTAAAGCCCGCCATGCCCCACTTGAGCAGTTCCAGTAATACCGGAGTAACCTCCGGTTCAAGTTGTATGAGCGGCGCAGCCGATTGAAAGTACGTTGCAAGAGCAGTGATATAATCGGTTCTCTCCTGTTTTAGCTGGGCGTAGTCCACCATCGCGACGGACTCAGGCTTGACCTGAATACGCCATATTAAACGCGGATCGTTTTTTATCAAGTTCAGGGCTGGCTGAATGAGGTCTTTGTCGGGTAAAAATTCCACGTTGGACTGCTTGACAATGGATTCCGGCTGAAAGTGTTTTGCCACGACTTCCGCCCTGAGCCTGATAAGGTCAGTAGCGTATTTAGCAAACTCGTCCTGCAGGGCTTGAATGCGAACGCTGGAAAATCTTGCCTCCAACGCTCGCTCCGTGGCCGAGACCGCGCCGCCTGCCGCCTGCGCTCCACGCATGATATCAGATATGCCATTGATTTCGTACAATAGCGCCTTGACATCATTTCTGCGCTCGACCAGTTTGCTAAGGACGTCGGCTATCTCAGCGATGGGCATCCAGTCAATCGCACCCTGTATGCCGCCCTTTTCTGCAAACGCGGCCCACTGGTTGACAGGAATCAGGTCGTTCTCAACTGCCTCCGTCATCATGCGCTTAATGCCGTCTTCTGACGAGTTGTATACGCCGACAACTTTTACCGCTTCGGTGATTAATGAAATTCTGGTTTCAAGTTTGTCGATCTCTAAATAGAGGTCTTGGGCAATGACGTAATCGGGGATGGGCATGAACGCCGTGGTAGTAACGTTGGAGGTCATGGGCTCAGGGTTGGGGAAGAAGCCCGTTAACTGGAGCGGGTCTTTTTCAGGCGCGCCAAGAATGCCCAGATTGTATCCCTTGCACCACCACAGTACCTGCTTGGTGTCCTTGTCCCATATTTCTCACACCTCGATGCGTTTCCATGCGTCCTGCTTCGGGTCGGACTGTTCCTGATAGTTCTGCTCCAGCTTGGTGTAACG